ATTACAGCGCTGACAGTTAACGACAACAAAGCGGATCGCGCGAACTCGTCTTTGATCGTGCCTCCTGTAATGACGATTTCGTCGAAGCTGCCGGGGCAAGCAGCGGATGATGATTATCTCTTGGGGCCGACATTCTTATTTTACCAGGAGCCCGCAGAAGGGCTGGCAACGCAGGCGATTCTCAAGTCCGTTACCGTTTCGTGCTTTGGTCTCCCGGATGTAACCGATCCCGCAAATTACTGGACCGTATTATTGTATAGGGACGGTGGTTCCGCGCGATCAATTTTGAAGTTACAGCCCGATGTACTGTCCACAGTGGAAGCAGATGGTTTGCCCAACTACGCCATAACGGGTGCCGTGGGTCTGCTGGCTGCGCGCAGAAAGGTCATGGTCTTCAATAAGTCCCTGAACCAAGAGAACGCTTATTACATACCACGGCATGTTTTTGCTTTGATAATGGCCCCGGTTGGATCGCCACCTGCCATCAGCGATGTCGAGGCCCATGTTCAGTACGTGCTTCGCAATATGGCTACTTGAGGTTTGAACAATGCCACTTGAAAATCCCTCAATTGAGTCCCCAAACGAGGCGTATGTCGATAGCCTGAACCCGGATTGGCCGACCGGCGCGGATTTTCCTAGTGGTGGTGACAACCATATTCGTGGCCTCAAAAACGTCCTCAAGAAGACCTTCCCGAATCTGACCGGCCCCGTCACGCTAACCCAGGACGAGATCAACAGCGGCAGCAAGCTGCTAGAATCCGGAACGGTGTGTTTGTTTTATCAGGCAACCGCGCCAACCGGTTGGACGCGGGTAAACCCAACGGTCGGCAGCCGTATGCTGGTGCTTTCAACAGGAACCACGGGCATCGAGGGCGGTGCGGACGATCCGATTTTCAACAACAAGGTGCCAAGTCACACGCACGGTGTTGTCGGAAACACCGGAACTCAAAGCGCAAACCACGCCCACGGCGTGACACTCGGTGGCGGAGACCATCAACACGTCTATCGCGCTGCCCGAACTCCGTTTACCTTGTATGTTGCTGCTGGTGGAGGACCCTGGAGTTTAGTTAGTGGCAATGATGTCAATAATGGTTACGCGACCGAGGGTGGTGGCACCGGGAACGGCGGACATTATCATAGCGGAAATACCGGCGCCAACAACGCTAACCATACTCACTCGATGAACTTTACATCTCAGGGCAACGCCGGCGCTGCGAACTGGGTGCCGCGCCACTCTGTCGTCCTGATGGCGCGGAGGGACTGATGGATAGATCCTGCCCCCTCGGCCATACCTGTGACGCCTGCCTGTGGCAGGTGCGCACCGTCAAGGAACACCTCCAGACCGGCGAGGTGGACGTGGTGCAGCAGTGCGCCCTGGTGGCGTTGGTCGAGCACGCAACCGAGCAGGGACGCCAGCTCTACAGCCTCGGCGGCGCAGTCGAGAGTCAGCGCAACGTCACGGCAGCCGCAGCGGATAAGCTGGTCGGCGCCATTGCCACGCAGAGGCTTCAGCAGCTATGACCAAAAGCGAACTTGTGGCGGCGGTAAAGACCTACCTCAACCGCCCGAACATGTCGAGCGAAGATGTCAATCTGCTGATTGGCATCATCGAGGGCGAGTTCAACAAGGAGCTGCGCGAGCACCCGCGCAACGTCAAGCGCGGCAATCTGCCGATGCCGGACGATACTGGCATCCTGCCGCTGCCGGACGACGTGGCAGGAATCATTCGCCTGTTCGACGATGGTGGGGTCTACGAGCAGTACCCGATCTCCGTCGACCTGGACGGCGATTGTCGAGGCTACCAAGACCGTGGCAGTGTTCTGGAGGTGTTTCCGCACCCGGAGACGGGGCACACGATCTATCTGGACTACCACGCCTACCTCGATCCGCTGGACGGCGACGACGCCACTAACTGGCTGTCCCGCTACCACAGCGACATCTACCTATACGGAGTCCTCAAGGAGGCATCCGTGTACGTCAAGGATGATGGGCGTCTGGCGTTATGGCGTCAGGAGTTCGACCGGCGCCTGGCTGAGCTGAAGAGGCAAGGCTGGAACCAGAATATTGCGTCCTCTCCGAGGGTGCGCGTGCGATGAGCGAGTGCTGGACCATCGCGCCGATCCCGTCTTCAAGCTGGGATGCGGATGGCTTTGACGCGACTTGCGTATCCGACATCTGTCGCATCGACAACGCGGTGCTGGCTCGGGCCATCCTGGGGTACGCAATGCTCGGGGTTCCGTGCGATGACCTGTACGAGCCGCCGCCTCCTGTTTATGACACAACGGCTGTCTCGCAGCAGGCCATCGCCGGCGCGGCTGTTTCCAATACTCCGTAGGTAGCGCAATGCCGAAACCAACGATTGTCGATTTCAGCACGGTCTTCAACGCCAACATCATTCAACCGTTGTGCGACCTGGCGTGGGACGTGTTTGGCTCCGATGCTGAGGACCGTCCAGTCAACACGGTGGATGAAGCGCGGGAGAAGCTGAAGGCGGTTGCGCAGGCCGGCGACACGATGACGGGGCCGCTGACGCTGCCGGCGTCCGATCCGACGCTGGACAACCATGCCGCACGCAAAGCGTATGTTGACGCCCAGATCGACAAGCTGTACCCAATCGGCAGCATCTATTTCTGCACGGCAGCGACAGACCCGAACAGCGCGTTGCCGGGTACTTGGACCCTGCTTACAGAAGGGCAGTTCTTGGTCAGTGCTGGCGGCGCCGGTGATTATGCGCTCGGCGCGACTGGTGGCGAAGAAGAGGTAACGCTAACTGAAGCGCAAATGCCACAGCATTCGCACAGCACGAAAATGCGGAACGATGCTTCGGGTGCGACTACCGGTATTGCCCGTGTAATACCATGGGACGATCCAGTTTTTGTCTCTACATGGAACCGGGATGATGCGTCGAATCCGATGGAGCCAGTTGGTGGCGATCAGCCGCATGAGAACCGCCCGCCCTACCTCGCCGTGAACATGTGGCAGCGCACCGCTTAGGAGCAAGACCATGCCAAAGCCAGCCTTAACCGACTTTGCCACAATTCTCGACAAGGAAAACATGGAGCCCTTGTTCGATCTGGCATGGGGCGCACTCAAGGTTCCAGACGAGGACGCTGTTGCCAAAACACCAGCCGAAGCGCGAGAGGCGCTGGGGCTGTACAGCTCAGACGAAGTGGACGCGCTCATAGTTGCGTTTGGAGCCGCTAGTTATGAGACTGCGTTGGCTACGGACGGGCAGACGGTGTGGCAGTTATCGAGTGCGCCAACACTAGAATTGTCGGTGTACATAAACGGCGTGAATATGACACGGGATGTAGACTATACGGTAGCAGATGATACCGTTATCTTCACCCTGCCCCTTGTCGAAAATGATCGAATAAGCGCTCAGTACCGATAATGCCACGCGAACGCATCGCAAACTTGGGAGAGGTCGGTCTGAACACCGATGTCGCGCCGACGTTGCTGCCGGCTAATGTAGTTAACGGCTTGTATAACGTATTGCCGATTAATGGAAGCTTGGAGACGGCGCGCGGTGAATTGAAGCTATTCGACCTCGACATTGAGCCGCGTTATCACACGGCGTATCGCAGCTTCAAGTTCGATGGTCCGGCGGCTCGGCAGTGGTTCATCGTCAGTGACGGGGTGGATGTTTACGCCTACCACCTACAGGCCGACGGCACGCTGATCACCGAGCAGATCACGCCCACCGACGACGACACGGCGACGGGCACGAAAGAACCTTGGCTCGGCGGACTTGTGAGCTTCGCGGATCTCAACGGGGTGCTTGTCGTCAACTCAGAGACTGATGGTCCGTTCTATTGGCCTGGTCCCGGCGCACCAACGACCAACCCGCTTGTGGGGCTTCCGGGCTGGGACGCCGGGTGGACTTGCACCTATATGGTGGCGCACCGATACGGGCTGTTTGCGCTCGGCATGACCGAGAGCGGCAACTACTACCCCTACAAGCTCCGCTGGAGCAACAGCGCGGCTGAAGGCCAACTCCCGACCGAATGGGTGGCGACGGCCTCCAACGACGCGGGCGATGATTTACTTGGCGAAACGCCCGGCGTTATCAAAGGCGGCGCGTCGGTGCGCGGGCAGTTGTTCATCGTCAAAGAGGACGCGGTGTACCGGGCGCGTTGGGTCGGCGGTCAGTTCATTTACGCGGTCGAAAGGCTCCAGGGCACCATCGGCACGACGGCGCCACAGGGCTGGTCCGAGGTGCAGGGCACCCTGGCGATTCTGACCGGCGCGGATGTGTTGCTGTATGACGGGCAGCGCCAAGTCTCGATTACCGACAAGGCTGTGCGCACGGCGATCTTCGAGGGGCTGAGCCCGGAGTATTGGGAGCGGTGCCAACTCTACTACCACGCGCCGACCGAGCGGTTGTATGTGGCGACCGTAGCAGAGGGCAGTCGGCTCAGCGAGGCGCACGTCTATGACTCGATCAACCGGACCTGGGGGCATCGAACGCTCAACCAGACTTTGGGTTTTGATACTGCCTACATCACGCTGACACTGGATGGGCGCCCATGGGATGACATGGACGACTTCACCTGGAATGAGTGGGTGGACGCGACATGGAACAAGGGCATCTATCAGTCTTCAACACCAGATATTGTGCTGTACGAGAGCAACGGGCGTGCGCCAAGCGATCCGGAAGTCAAATACTGGGTCTCGATGGTTTCGGATGTGCGCAACAAAGACTCACTGGATCGGGTGAAAAACTGCACCGTGCGCAAGATTGGGTTACCAATCAATGGGGCGTCTGGCTTGGCGATGATCACCGATGTGTGGTTCGAGCTGTTCGGCATTAACGCAATCAAGTTCCGCGTCGGCGCGCAGGAAGTGGAGGGAGGTGCGATTACTTGGGGGCCGTGGTATGAGGGCAACGCGCAGACTGAACTTCACCTTGACACTCGTCTGACTGGGCGCTTCCTGGCTTGGGAGATCCAGAGCCAGAACGACAACCGATGGGCGTTGTCGGCGATCACCTATAACTGGGAGAGCGCTGGTGAGAGATAGGGGCACACGCGGCGGATCTGTCATCCCCTACGTCCCGGATGCCACGCCGGAGGCATCGCTCGATCCGCTGCTGACAGACTATATTCGCCGCGAGCTGGAGAAGATCCAGGACGAGTTTCGCGGGCACCGTGAGACTCTTCAGAGTTTGACCGAGTATGTATGGTACAGGGCAGCGCGAGTTTCCCTTGAAGGCCAGGATACATCTGATCCGCTGATTTTGGGCGCGGTCAACGTCACATCGGTGACGCGTGTCGGCGTCGGGCTGTACGATGTCCTATTGACTTCGCTTGATGTTGGGCAGTACACCATCGGCCTGAGTAACTCGGTGATCTCCGGCGAGGTGACCAGTAACGCCAGCGCTGAGCCAGTGTTCGCGTCTTACTCCACGGTTACGCCAAGCACGATTCGGGTCCAGACGGCGACGTTCGAGGTCACCAGCGGCAACAAATTGAGCGTGGTTCCCTACGAGCTACAGCCGACCGACTACCTGTTGTTTGGCATTTTCTCGCGACCAGTATGAGCGAACTAATCCGAGTCGATCCCCGCTGGCCTGGCGCATGGGACGCCCTCCAGGGCTTCCTGCAAGACGCTCTGGAGCGTGGCGGCGGCAACAAGGACTGGTCCCTTGAGGACATCCGCGAGGCTGCTATCGGCGACCGTGTGGCGCTGTGGGGGCTGGTAGGGAACAACCACGTCTACGGAGCCGGCGTGACCACGGTAACCCACTATCCTCAGCGGCGCGTGCTGGAGGTGCTGGCCCTTGGATGCGAGCGAGACACCGAGGAGCAATGGCTGCCGTTGCTGGAGCATCTGCGGGATTTGGCGCGCGCGCTCGGGTGCAGTGCCATACTTGGTACAGGGCGCCCTGGGTGGGCGCGGAAACTGGGCGCTGAAGAGCGCCGTGTCTTCGAGGTAGAGGTGTAAGCAATGCTTCCGTTGGCAGCAATGATGGCGATTGGCGCGCTTGCTGGCGGCGCCATGGGGGCGGCGGGTCGCGACAAGAACCAGACCCTCTCGCAGACGCAGCAGGGCAGCAGTGGCGGCACTTCGCAGTCGCAGAGCACGTTCGTCCCGAACCCGGCGGCGCTGCCGCTCTACGGTTATACCGCCGGGCAGGCGAACCAACTCATGCAGTCGCCGGTGCCCTATTTCCCAGGGCAAACCTATGTCGGACCTTCGGCACCGACGCAGATCGGCTCGGCGCTTCAGATGGGCGCAATCCCCGGCATGCTGGGGGCAGCGGGTCAGCAGGGGCAAGCAGCCAATACGGCGCTTGGGAATTTCAATTTCCTGAGCAATGCGGCCAATGTCGCCGGGAATCCCTACGTTGGCGGGATGGCGGACGAGATCACCCGTCGCATGAATCAGAATTTGATGGAGCAGCAGTTGCCAGCGCTCCAGCAGGGCGCGCTCAACGTCAACGCATTGGGCAGTAGTCGTCTCGGGCTGGCTCAGGGAGAAGCGATGGGACGCCATCAGCGCGAGCTGGGAGGGGCGCTACAGAACCTCTACGGCAACGCCTATGGTCAGGGCTTGAGCGCTCAACAAGGCGCGCTGGGATCGCTTGGCGGCCTTCAGCAGGGCATGCTGGCGCCGTCGCAGACCATCCTGGGGGCTGGCAATGTTGCCTCCGGTGTCGGCCAGAACGTCGAGGAGTATCAGAAGAAAGCGCTGGACGACGCGATGGCACGCTTCGCGTACCAGTACAGCGAGCCCTACCAGCGGCTTCAGCTGGCTGGGCAGGCGGCGGGCATGCTCCAGCCGCTCGGCACGCAGTACGGATCTGGTGTCAATTGGGGCCAAAGCGCCGGCGTCGGCACCGGGGCCAACCCGAACTACCAGAGTGCCGGGCAAGCGTTCCTCGGTGGCGCCATGTCTGGCGCCGGCATGATGGGCAGTGCCTTTTCCGACCGGCGCCTGAAGCGCAACGTCGAGCGCATCGGCACGACACCTGGCGGTTACCCGTGGTATCGCTTCGAGTACCTGTGGGGCGAGCCGGGCGAGGGCGTGATGGCCGACGAGGTCCCGCAGGACTGGGTAATCCAACACCCGAGCGGCTACGCAAAGGTTGATTACGGGAGAGTCCAATGAGCGGTGGTGGTTCGAAAAGTCCTCCGTATGTCCCGGTCCAGCAGCAGAATGTGCAGATCAAGCCGGTGCCGCAGACGCAGCTCCAGACCGAGGGCTATGGGGGGATGGGCTACACCCAGGTCCCGCAGACCTACACCCCGGAGTCGGCGCCGAGCTGGATGCGTGGTGGCACGATGGACCTCGGCGGGCAGGGCTTCCAAGGGATGGGAGGACTGAGTGGGAAGGCGCCGGGCCAGGCCAGCATGCCGAACTGGTATCAGATGCCAAGCTGGGGCACCGACGCTGCGACGGGCCAGGCATTGACGCAGGAGCAGCTCCAGCCGGCAGCCTATGAACCGCCTCCACAACAGCCGGCGGCTGCTGCCTCCGGCGCCAACTACACGCCACAACGGGCTGGTAGCAACTGGATGGATCAATACAAAGCCGGCGTCATGAATCGCGAAGACGCCACGCGCATGCTTCGTTACCAGGGTTTCAGCCCTGTCGAAGCCGAGCGGCGGCTGAATATGACCGTGCGCCATCCGCTGGCTCGTAGAGACCGGTGGGGCAACAACGACGTGGGGTGACCGATGTACGATCCGCGCTACAGCGATGATCTGTTCCGCCCGTCCGGGTGGGATGATTACTATCGGTTGGAAAGGCTGCGTCGCATGGAGCAGGACGCCGAGCAAGAGCGTCAGTTGCGTGCGCTCCAGGAAGCCGAGCAGCGCCGACTGCTGACCGAGGCGCAACGCGAGAACGAGCAGTGGAAGAAGGCGCAGGGCACCAATTGGAAAAATGCCGATTGGGGTGGGATACTGAGTCAGCTCGGCGGGATGATGGGTGGCGGCCAGCAGCAGGCGACTGCCCAGGGACCCTCGGCGCCCAGCGTTCCTATTCCAACGGCGCAGATCACTACGCGTCCGATGGAGGCGGTCTGGGAAGGTTATGACGAGCCGCTGCTCGCACGGCTGCTCGGGACGAGCCGACAACGATGAACGAGCACGAGCAACGCAAGCAGGCGTTGTATCGAGCGATCCGCGCCCGAGGGCTGTCGCATGCGCATGCGATGGGCATGCTTGCCAACGCGATGGGCGAGTCCGGTTTCAACCCCGCGGCTGTCAACGAGCCGGAAGGTGCTTACGGGCTCTTCCAGTGGCGCGGCGACCGGCTCGAAGCGCTACGCAACAAGTACGGCCCGAATCCGAACATCGAGGCACAGGTAGAGTTTGCCCTCTCGGAACCCGCAGGACGGGAGTACGCCGAGACCCACTTCGATGACCCTGTGGCGGCAACCGATTACTTCATCCGCAAGTTCGAGCGCCCTGCCGACCCAGAAGCGGCGCTGAACAAGCGGGCGTCATGGGTGCAGGGTAATGCCGGCAAGTTCGGACAGCCGCAGCCCGGCATGAGGGCGCCAATGACGCCACCGCTGGCAAATCTGGACCCAGTGTGGCAAGGCGTTGACCCGCGTCTTGCAATGGTGTTCGAGGAGGTCAAGCGGCGCCATCCAGAATTGGCGTTCAAGGTCACTGAGGGCATGCGCGACCGTGCCCGCCAGGAACAACTGGTCGCAGCCGGCAAGAGCCAAACCATGAACAGTCGGCACCTCCACGGGCACGCTGTGGATGTCGCCCCCGTGGTCAACGGCCAGCCGACTTACGACTGGAAGTATTACCATCCGTTCGCGGAAGCGGTGAAAGCTACGGCCGCCGACATGGGTATCCCCCTTGAGTGGGGCGGCGACTGGAAGAGCTTCAAGGATGGTCCGCACTGGCAGCTGGCCAAGAACGCGCCCCCGTTCGACCCGCGCATGGCCTCAACTTCTGGTGGTGGCATGGCCGTGAGTCCGTATGGGCTGGCCGACCGCTGGTCGCAACTACCGCAGATCCCGCAGCTCCCGGAGGAGCAGGCGATGCAAGATCCAACCGTACTCCATCCGCAGCTACAGGCGATCCTGGAGCAGCAGCGACGCGGGCCTGATCCTTGGGCGATGCTGACTGCCATGGGCGCGGGCATCCTGAATGCTGGCGGCGGGCCTGGTGCGGGCAACTGGTTCGGCAAGGGCGTTGCTGCGGCGATGAACACCATGCAGCAGGGCAGCCCAGAGCAGTTGACGGCTTTGCAAATGCTGCAAGCCAACAACGAGCTGTATGAGCTTGATGCGCGCAGAGCCGAGACGCAACGGGCGAAGCAGCAGGAGGCGATGCAGCGCCAGTACCTCCAGTCCATCGCGGGCGACGAGAGCTTGCCGATGCCGACGCGCTTCCAGGCCAGGAACCAGCTGATGGGGCTCAAG